TTCGTTGTAGACAGCCTTCGTGATCCAGTCCGGGTTGATGCTTTGGATGCCGACGATGTTCCCGCCGGGTCCGTTCGTGATGAGATGCCAGAAGGCGCGGCCAGCGAGATCGAGATGCACTTGCGTCAGCTCGATCAGGTCGCCCCATGTCTGATCTGGCGTCGGGCGAAGCAGCACACTCGGCAGGCGCGGACCGTCGAGCGGCTTCCAGTCTTCGCGCGACGTGCCTGACTTCTCCCATACGTTCCACGAAGAACTTCGCACGTCTTGGCTGATGGTGCTGACGCACGCATAGACCCAGCCCGAGTATGACTTCAGCGCATCGGCATCGGTCTTGATCGGGTCGGTGTCGTAGGTGCCTTGGTTCAGAATGCGGGCCAGCGAGAACTGCGTGCCGGTCGTCGGCACGGGTAGTTCAGCGCCACGGCGCAGCAGGCGGTCCATCATGCTCATAGAAACACCTGCGCTCCACGGTCAGTCGTCAATTCGGTTGCAGCCCACACGAACGCATCTGCGGCGTCTGGTGAACCGTCGAGCGCGTAGCCTTCGGGCGTGAACGCCGCGAGCTGCGCTTCAAGGTCTTCGAGCCCAGGCAGCGTGTGCGCCTTGCCTTGCTCGAAGCGCGCCAAGATCGGCTCGGCTCGGACGTGCTTGCCGCGTGTCGCCGTGACGAGCTTGATCGGCACGTCGGCATCGAGCGAGCGCAGCGTGTGTTCGACCATCAGCCCGCCTTGGTTCTTCTCGGCCACGATCAGGTCGGCGTCGAACTCGTGATAGGCTTCGACAGCGCGGCGTGCCCAGCCTGCGGGTCCGAGACGGCACGAGCGGTCGGCGAGCGCATACAGGTGATCGTCTACGCCCTTGGCAGTGACGACGATGCCGGTCAGGTCAGCGTTCTCGCCTGCGGTTGCGGCTGGATCGACGCCGACAACGGTGCGCCCGAGATCGGGCGCGACATCGACGCGAAGCTCGCGGATCTGCTCGCTCGTCAGGATTGCGCCGTCCACGTCTTCGAGAACTTCGGCGTAGATCTCTTGCCGACCGAGCCGGGTGCCTTCGTATCGGCGCACGATCTCGTCAAGGAACTGCGGCGCAAGGTTCGCTCGGTTGTCGTAGGTGCTGCCGCGTGTGACGGCGGTCAGGTCGTGTTCGAGTAGTTGCTTGATGATCTTGGTCGGGCGCGGCGTGGTCGTGATCATTGCACGCGGATCAGTGCCCAGGCGGAGCGCAAACATCGCCATGTCCCACGTCTCGGGTCTAGGCCACGCAGCCAGCTCATCAGCCAAGAGCAGGTCAGTGTTGACGCCGCGCAGCCGGTCAGGCTCTTCGGCGCTGTACAGCGAGACGGTCGCGCCGTTCTTCCACGTCAGGCGGCGCTTCGATGGCTCATAGTTCGGGCGATCCCACGGCGGGCAACACGCAAGGAACCCGCTCGGCCCTTCGACGATCGTGTCGCGGCAGTCGGCGCTGGTCGGCGCAACGACAACGGCACGGCCAGCGCGTCCCGTCTCGATCTGCTCGCGGACCCATTCGACGCCAGCGCGGGTCTTGCCAAAGCCACGACCGGCAAGCACGAGCCAGAAGCGGTGGTCTCCTTCGGGCTCGCGTTGATTCTCGCGTGCATAGATCGGCCACGAGTAGCGTGCGCGAGCCTGCACGGATGCGCTGGCATCGGTGAGATACGCACGCACGTCAGCGCGCTCGATCAGCGCAGCGGCGCTCAATCCAACTCGCCCAGGAAGCGCGACAGTTCAGCCGCAGCCAGCTCCATCTCACCAGACAGTTCAACGTCGGCAGCGACTTCGTGCTTCGAGATCTTCGGCCACTCGCGTTCGATGTAGTGCGCAAACGCTTCTTTGTTTTTCTTGTTCAGCAGTTGGCTGACGAAGATCTCGGCCAGCACGTCGAGCTTCGTGGTGCCGTCAGCGTTGCCCGGAAGCTCTTCGGCGAGCTTGGCGCGCACGATCGACTCGAACGTGTTCTTCGAGCCCTTGGCGCGTCCTTTCGGGTTGCCTGACTGCCCTGGTTGCCACGGCGGTCGCAGGTTTGCCAGTGACTTTTCGCTCGGCAATCGCGACTCCGTTGATTCGCCGGTGCAGAACCACCGACGAAGGAAGCCCGCACGCGAAAGTCGCGGCGAGTCTTACCGGAGACAACTACTGGCGACCTGTTATCGCGTCAACGCCTATTCCCTTTTCGGGATAGTCTGACCCATACCTGCGGGTGACGTTCGCGAAAGCGCCGACGGGCACGCTGTTTGCGCCATGCCTGAACCGCACGCCAGATCGCCATGACCGGGATCGTGATGCGAAGCGTCGGGAGCTTCATCGCTTCGCGCCACTGATCCGATTGAACGCACGTCGCACAAGGTAGCTTCGCGCAAGACTCACCAAGGTGAACAGCAACGAGACGAGAACATTCTGTTGAAATGAAGCTTCAATCGAAAGCAGCGGAAAAACAACGATCTGCGTAGCGAAGCCAACGACACAACCGATCGCGACGTTGGCTGTCGATTCCGCTGCGCTCATCACTCGCGTCTGCATTTTAACGCTTCGCGTTCAAGTTCAACGTCGGCGCTGTATTCGTCCGCGCTGTTCACTCGGATCGCATACCAGATATGACTGTTTCTGTATCCGCTCGGCGTCAAAGGCTCAATCGGTGTTACTCCGTGTTTGTTCCGCCATGCCGGATAGAAAAGAACTGAGCCATTCGGTTGATCGAACGTGATGCCGTATTCCGGTAGGAACAGGTTTCCACCGGTCGCGCGGTTGCGCTTGCAGACGATCGCGTTGCAAGTGCCTTTGACGTTCGCGTGGTCTTGATGAATCGGCGCAGAGATATTGAAGTTGCTGATCGAACTCGTGTAACCCGAACCGAAGCGCCACTTCTCGGGAACACTGGAAATCAACTCGTCCATGTGCCGCTCGTAAAGGTTCGGTGTGTGTTGCTTGAACAAGTTCAGCAAATGCTCAGATGCAGATAGCATCGCTTTGACAAACGTCTGCGCTTTAGTCGCTCGATGCAATGAAGAACGAGTGAGGAAACGGCGTCTCAAATGCGGCTTCGGCGGTAGCGTTCCAGCGATCGAACTGTATTGCGCCAAACGCTCATACCCTTGCGTCCCATCTGGTTTCTGAATGCGTGTCACGCGTTCCATTTTCAGCTTCGGAACTCGCTCGCTTCGGAACTCACGATCAGCGATTGATACAAGGTTCGACAACTTCGGCTCTAAATTTCCGAGCGCGAAGCCAACCAATTCACCGCTCTCATAAAGATACGCTGAACCTGTCAGCCTATCGTAATCGGCAAGGTCTACGGAACGACGTGTTAGTTCGATTTCTTGCATCATTGAAAACAGAACACGTTTGTGCAGGCTGGGAACCAAGCCGGTTGCCAAAGGTCAAAGCGTTGATCGTCGTAACAGATTGAACTCCAGGCAGCTTCGACCCGATAGCCTTGATTCTTTTGCTTGTCGATCACTTTCCAAAGGCGCGAAAGCGAAGGATCGATGTCGAAGCTCCACTCGTAACAAAGTTTCTTGAAACGCTTTTCAGTCGCTTCAAGGATCGGCATCTCTGAACCTTCGATATCCATCTTGCAGTTCTCAAAATCGACCGCTTCCGAATCAAAATTCAGACAAGGCACTTCGAGCCCCAGGTCGTTCCATTTCTTAACAAGCGAATTGCGCCACACGTTTTGATTGTTGCCTACGAACATCGTTGCCGTTTCGCGATTGTCAGCCACGAGTGCAGCCTGCTTGACTTCGATCTCGAATCCATTCAATCGGGCGTTCTTTTCGATCAGCTCGCAGTTGAACGGATCAGGCTCGTAAGCGGTGACGATCGCGCCTCGCGCAGCGGCGAAGAGCGAGAATGCGCCGACGTTGGCTCCGGCGTCCATCCAATTCTCAGCTGACTCGATCTTCATGCCGCGCTTTTCATATACGCGGCGACCGATCACTTCTTCAAAAGTCTTCATGTCGGAATAGCCTTCACGATGAAAGAATTGAATTCCATCAATCTCATCTTTGCGTAAACGCATTTCATTCCTCCGTTTCGCGTAGAGCGCGAAGCACGATGCCGCCGACGTATCGGCCCGCTTTCCGATGCGCGCGTGAAAGATCCAACGCCGCTTCGTAATCATCAGGATCGAACTCGATCAACAAAGCGCGCTTCGCGTCACCTGCCATCTGCTCAAGTTGATCGCTGACTTCTTCATCATCAAGAACCGAGTAGTCAGGTTCATCCACCGTCGAAAGCATTTCTGCAAGCGTCTCATTTTCAATGAACAAGCCGCGCAGAAGTTCGTTGAGCTTGTCAGAATTTTCTTTCGCCAACGCACCAATCGGATCGACCGAAGCCAGCAGCACATCGGCTTCGTTCTCGTCAACGTCGAGAATCAGCACGGGCCACTCGGTAGCGTCGTCCATCTCAGTGCGAAGGTGCCCGTCGATCAGCTCCAGTCCGTCGGGCGTCTCGCGTGCAAGCAACGCTCCGGCAATGCCGACTTCTTCAAGCACGCCTTTCATCGCACGCTGTTGCTCGGGCGGATGCTCGCGCCAGTTCTTCGGGTTAGCTTTCAGCTCAGACGCAG